TCACAATTAACGTCTTTAGACTTCTTTGAGATCAAAGAATCCATTAGGTCGTACCTAAGGACAAGAAAAGAATTCTCAGATTACGATTTTGAGGGTAGTTCTGCATCATATCTGATTGATATACTAGCATATAACACATATTATACTGCTTTCAACGCTAACATGGCGTTAAACGAAGCATTTTTGGAGACTGCAACGGTTAGAGATAACATTGTAAGGATCGCAAAGCAGTTAAATTATACTCCTAGGTCAGTTAAGTCACCTAGAGCATGTGTAAAGTTGGTCGCACAGACTGTAACATCATTAAATGGTACTACTTTTCCAGAATTTGCCACCCTAAAGAAGGGTGATGTCTTTGTTGCAGACAATGAAACCGATTCTTATACCTTTGCATTGACTCAGGACATTAAAGTTCCTGTTGATAGTGCTACTGGATTGGCAACTTTTGATAATGTGCTTGTATATCAAGGAAATTTACTAACTTACAACTATACAGTTGACTATACTAAGAAGCAAGACTATGTTATTCCTGATGAAAACGTAGATACAGGTCTTTTAACAGTAGATATCTCTCCAACTGCACAGTCTTCAGAGACTGATACCTATAGTCCTGCTGCAAACGTCACAAATTCCGATGGTACTACCAGAATTTACTATCTGGAAGAGACAGATGACATGAGATACCGTCTTGTTTTCGGAGATGGATCAATTGGACGTAAATTAATTGATGGAGAATACATTACTATCACATATGTGTCAACAGATGGGGTAGAAGCCAACGGTGCAAAGGGTTTTGACTTCGTTGGTAACGTAATAGACAGTGATTTACGTGTTATTAATCCAAATTCTATTACATTAACCACTAAAGACGCTGCTCAGGATGGTGAAGATCGTGAAACACCCCTTTCAGTCAAGTTTAGAGCACCTAGAGCGTATGCAACACAGAATAGAGCAGTAACTGAGAATGATTATGAGCATATAGTCTCTGAAATCTACCCTCAAGCAGCATCTGTGACTGCTTTTGGTGGTGAGAAGCTATCTCCACCAATTTACGGTAAAGTTTACGTTGCAATTCGACCAAAAACAGGAAATAAACTCAATGAGACTACAAAACAGAAGATAAAAAACGATTTGAAGAAATATTCAGTCGCTTCTATTGAGCCAGTCATCATTGACCCAACATCTTACTACATTATTCCTAAATCTTACGTTTATTACAACGGAAATGACACTGCTTTGACTGGATCACAACTTGGCACTAAGGTTTTACAAGGAATTGATCAATATAACAAGAATGGTCAGACAAATAGGTTTGGTGGACGTATAGATGGATCTAAATTTGGATCTATGATTGATAATGCTGATACTAGCATTGCTGGTAACGTTACCCAAATGACTTTAGGTCAGAATTTAGATAAATTCACTTTTGGTAGTGTATTTACTCAATGTTTGGATTTTGGTAATCCACTTTATGACCCATCTAACTATTCTGGCACTCCAGATGACGGTGGTGGTGATGGAGATGATGGATCAGGTGATGGTACTGGAAATAAGTGTAAACCAACCTTCTCTGTAGTAAAATCAGGCACATTCTATGCTACTGGTTATACAGAAGACTTGGTTAACCTAACTTTGACCGATGGAGCAACCTCTGCTGCTATAACATCTCCTGGTTTGTCCACAAATCTCACTAATCAGGTATTGGTACCTGTAAATATAAGAGATGATGGTCAGGGTAACCTAATTATGGTTACAACAAGAGATGAGACTGAATTGACTCTCAATCCTTCTGTAGGAAGTGTAGATTATGGCACTGGTCAGGTTTGTGTTGGTCCTATAGCGATTCAAGGCACTCCAGATGACACTACAAGACTACCAATACAAGTATTACCTGCTGGAGGATCTATAACGATTCCACCAGGAGTTGATCCAACAATATTCAACCCCGCAGTCAATCCAATTGACTACACAATCAACGATATCGCTATTCCAACCTTCGATCCGAATAACTTTAATGGTTATAATTTCGGTGACGTAACTGGCATAAATATCATTGACTATCCAACGGATACCTTCACATATCCAGTTAGCGAATCCTGTTTCTAAGATAGATGCCGATTACTAAGAATATCAACGTCTCTGATAGAGTCGAGAATCAGTTACCTGAGTTCATTCGACAAGAAGATAGACAATTAGTCAACTTCCTGTTTGAATATTATAAATCTCAGGAAAAAACAGGTAGACCTTACGATATACTCAATAATTTACTGAGATATCTCGATCTTGATAGTTATACCTCTGAGCAACTTGACAGTGCAACTGCATTGCTCAAGGATATCGGTGTGTACGATAATAAGATTGAAATTGAGGGTATAGATGGATTCCAGGAGCAAAATGGCTCCATAATGATTGATAATGAAGTAATCTACTATGAAAAGGTTACTCGTGGTCCTGATGTTATTATTACACCAGGTATTTCATACGATCAGTTTAATAAGAAGAAACAACAGCTAGAAAACCCATTCCAACTCTTTGATGGAGTTGAAACTACCTTCCCATTAAGTTTTTTAGGCACTCCAGTCGCTCCTCCTTCAGCAGAGCACCTAATTGTGATTGCTTACAACACAATGATGGTACCAAACGTAGATTACTTCGTTGAAGGTCTTAATATACGTTTTGCGGTTGCTCCTAGAGATCAAATCGGATCTGATGACTCAGAATTCACTTCAATCACTTATTTGGTTGGATATTCTGATCAAACCATCAAAACTGTCGATGCAATCCCATATCAAGAGTGGCAGGGCACAAAATATTACCCATTAAGGATTGCGACGGAATCTTACACTCCAACATCTGCTGTTGGTCTAGTAATCAAGAAAAATAATAGATTACAAGTCCCATATGAAGATTTTACCCTTTTTGAAGATAAAGTTGTTTTCAAAAATGAAATTGGAGCTGCTGATGATATTCATATTAGGTCTGTTGAATATAATGCTCCTTCTTACGGATCTGGAGCCTCAGCAATTGCTAAGGTTGCTGATAATGGCACAATTGAGTCTCTAATACCTAAAGTTGGCGGTTCTAAGTATAGAATTGATTTTGCACCTAAAGTTACCATTACAAGTAACACTGGTACTGGATCGACTGCCAGATCTCTAATTGGAGGGATTAAAGACATCAATTTGATTGATGGTGGACAAGGTTACTCAACATACAACCCACCTATCCCTGTTGTTGCTGGACCTACCAATCCTAATGGTACAGCAGCGAAATTATCACTTACAGTCAATGATGAGACTGGAATGGTCGATTCTTTGACTATTACTAACAGTGGTAGTGGTTATGACTTCATTCCTGCTATATCATTTAAGAATCCTGGTGGTGCAACCATTGGTAATCCTACTATTGACTCTGAGGGTAGAGTTAACATAGGTACCATCGAGGTTAAGACTTTTGGTAGTGGATATAGTAATCCTCCTATTGTTTACATAGATGAGGCTCCTGATGGTGGTATTAACGCTGCTGCGATATCGAAAATTAACCAAGACGGTCAAGTATACGAAATACAAGTTACCAATCGTGGTAGAGGGTATGTTACTCCTCCTCGTGTGGCAATTATTAATCCTATCGGTGCTCAAGTCCTTGATGTCACTGTAGCATCTGGATCAGTCACAAATATAGAAATGTTAACTGGTGGTATGGGTTATACCGATGCACCTTCAGTTTATATTGTAGATGACAGAAAAGACGGATATGGCAAACCTATAGGAGGTACAGGAGCAGAAGCTGCTGCTACTATCTTTAACGGTGAAATTACCGATATTAATATTACTAATTTTGGGTCTGGATACTCAGAATCAGAACCACCAAAAATATACATCGCAGAACCAAAAGCAGCAAGAGCATCTGTAGATGTTGGGTTTGATCAAGTAACAGGATTTGATATACAAGAGGATGGATCAGGATACGCTTCTAGTGCCTTCCTAGGGTGCTCTAGAGGCGTTTCTGGACCTGTTGCTTACGATAACCTCCATAATGAAGTATATGCTGGAGAAGCAGCTCTAAGACAGTCAAATCACGTTGCTGGTACTGCTGTTACTAACCTTGACTCTTTATTCATTAAAGAAGTCTTTGATAAGTTTAGAAGACAATATCTACCAACCTTAGATATCGATTTTGGTAAGGTTAACCCTGTACAGGTCATTAAGAACATTACTGACTTCTATATTTCAAAAGGTACTAAATTAGCAACACAATATCTCTTTAAAATCTTATTTGGTGAAGATGTTGATCTTTACTATCCTAAAGATGAGATTATCAGTCCATCTCATGCAACTTGGGTTGTAGACACTATCTTACGTGCTGAGTTAATAGAAGGTGATGCTAACAACCTAATTGACTCTCAGGTTAATCAATATGCCGATGAAGTTGATTCTAGTGTTACTGCTGCATCCGCTTTAATCGAGAATGTCATCACAATCATCGAAGGTACCGATACGATCTATGAATTGGCTATCTCGGAAGAAACATTGGTTGGGAATTTCATTATTCCTTACAAAACACGTCTCGTTGAGCCTCTTACGACAACTGGGCAAATCATTACGGTTGACTCGACGATAGGATGGCCCGAAAGGAATGGTACCATTAGAATCAATGATATAGAGCAAGTCCAGTATAAAGAGAAGTCTCTAAACCAGTTCATCGAGTGTACTAGGTCTAAGAATGGAATCGTCGAAGATTGGGATCCTGGTACCATAATTCAGTCCGATATCTTCGTTTATGTCAACAGAGGCACTGCACAGGAATGTAAGTTAAGGATTCTTGGTATTGCTGAAGCAGGTACCACAGTACTAAACGATACTGGTAGTTACTACCTTGGTGGAGATAAACTGAAGGTTGCAAACCTTGGATCGACTGCTGAGGAGTTAAGACTCCAATCTTGGTTATATAACGTCAAGAAATTGATTCAGGTTGGTAACATTACTCCTGGTGGTGTTAATAACCAAACTGCAACTGTAACTTGTGGTAACCCACATGGTCTATTGGTATCTGACCAAGTTACGATATATGGTGCTAACCCTGTTGTTTACAACGGCACATTTACTGTAACATCAAGAATTGACCAGTTTACCTTCTCATATCAGATTAACGTACCAACCGACCTCGTGCCTCAAGGTAATATTTTGCTATCGGTGGATTTGAATAGAGGTAAGTCTGATACTACGTCTATCAACAATGTGGTTAGTGAATTCACTACAAACATTCAAAACTCATTCTTTAACGATGATTACGTTTATGTTGCTGCATCTGGTCTACCAAACTATAAGATAGGACCATTTACAGGATCTGCTTTAATTCCAGGTAACCAAAGAAAATTACTTAGATTCCCTAGAGTAGTCCAAACTATATCTGAAAGAAAGACAATTGATCCAGGAACACCAATTGGTGCTTGGGTTAATGGTGTTTCTATTTGGTCTTACAAATCTAGAGAATTTGTGCAGTATGGACCTCTTACTGCTGTAACTGTTGATAATGTAGGTGAAGGATATGATGCTGGTGCTAAACCCAACGTAGAGATCACTGGAGGAGGTGGTACAGGTGCTACTGCTGAAGTTGTTGTTAATGGTAGTCTAACCTCCTTTGATATGGTTACTGAAGGTAGTGGTTACACAGAATCACCTCTTGTATCGATTGTTGGTGGTAATGGTAGCGGTGCTACTGCACAAGCAGTTATTACTGGTGGTAGGGTAACAAGAATATTAGTTGAGCAACCAGGAACGAATTATACTACACAACCCCTAGTTTCTATTACAGGTGGTGGAGGTACTGGTGCTACTGCTACTGCTAACGTACGTGGTGCTATTCAGAGTGTTAATGTTACTAACTTTGGTAGTGGTTATACTTCACTTCCAAAGATCAAAGTTAACTCTGGTGAAGGTGCTTTAGCACAACCAATCGTTATTAATGGCAGAATCGTATCTATCGCTATTATTAACTCTGGTGAATCCTATACAACTGCTCCTAACGTTATTATTAATGGTGATGGATTTGGTGCTATTGCTAAAGCAACTATCGGCACAATTGGAGAAGATAAAGGTCGTGTATTAGGTGTAACTATCACCAACAAGGGAATTGGGTATACCCAAGGTTTAACGACTGTTAGACTCGAAGCAGTGGGTCAATTAGCGGACTTTACACCTACTGTATACCAGTGGAATAAGAACCTTCAATATGAATTAGAAGCAAATTATGACTTTGCAAGAGGTTATGTATTTACTGGATATAACAACCAGTTTGGTGGTGAATATGCTCACCTATCAGATCCTAAAGAATTAAGATATGTTGTTGGTGATAACGTATTCCTAAACCCTGTTACACAGAATTTCCAGGAATTAGCAGCTAACTTCCAACACTCACCTATTATTGGTTGGGCATTCGATGGTAACCCAATATATGGTCCTTATGGATATATTGATCCAACTGATCAGAATAGTGGTGTTAGAAGGATGCGTACGTCCTTTAAGTTAAAGGCAAATGTCGTATTTGATGCTGCCACCAATCCTAACCCTGCTAGGGTAGATGGCCCACCTATTGCAACATATGCTGCTGGTACATTCATTGATGATTACTTCTATGATTTCCAGTCTGGTGACCTAGACAACTATAATGGTCGTTTCTGTAAGACACCACAATTCCCTGATGGAGTCTATGCTTACTTCATTACTATCGATGCTAGTGATGCTGGTCTTCCTGAATTCCCATATATCATGGGACCACAGTTCAACTCACTTCCAGATAACTGGAACTTCTCTCAGGATGCAACACAGGAGAATATACCTTCTGGAGTTGTTCGTTATAGAGATCCATACACAGATGTTGATATTGATGTTGATCGTCAACCAAACCAAGAAGCAGATGTTCTTACTACTGAGATAGAAGGATATCCTCTAATATTTGAAATTCAAGACTCTAACAATGACGGTCTTATTGATGCCAATGAGCAGCAAGAATTATTACAGATGTCTGAAGAGGCAACTCTACAAATTTATGATTACTTCCCAAGAGTATCAGAAGAGTCTAGAGTTGACATTGAAGTTGAAACAACTACTCAATTCGAGAATGCTCAGATTGATGGATTTGTTATTGAAAACCCAGGTATTTCTTATCAGGTAGATGACACTGTATTCTTCAATAATGAAAATACTGGTGGATTTGGTGCTTCTGCACTTATCGAATCTGTTAAAGGTCAGAAGATAACTGGTTATAGTAAGGAGATCATTGGTGACCGTCCTTATGGTAAAATCACTACTGAGCTCAACCATGAGTTAAGACAGCAAGACGAGATTATTGTAAATTCACGTCCTGTTATTGATAACACTAATAAGACCTTTAAAGTTAAGGTTGTTGCTGGTGTTGAAAGAATTAATATAGACCAAGCTGGTACTGGATATAATACTGATATTCCACCTACGTTTGAATTAATTACTGCATCTGGACAAGACGCAGCATTGACATTGAATCTGGAGAATACAGGACAGATTAACAGTGTTAATATCATCAACTCTGGTAATGGATATGATATCGATAACCCACCACAGATTAGGGTATCTCATCCACAGCAATATAAGAAAACTCGTTACTGGATCACAGAATACTATGAGGCAGCTGGTCAGGTCACTATCCATGACAGTTGGACTACTGCTGAACGTAACACTTATATTTGTGGTAGTATCTTAGAGACAGATGGTGATCAAGCAGCAATTCTTGCTAAGTTTGACGATCTAGGCCAGAAGGTTTGGGAGAGAAACTTATTACCTCAAAACTCTGGTACTAAGAAGGGTGAATTCGTCAAGATGTATATTGACGAGTCCTTAGAGAATGATGTCATATATCTTGTTGGTCAGACATACGATCCTAATAATGCAGCATATAATCCTGACGTATGGTTAGGTCAATATGAATCTGGATTTAATAATGCTAATGCTCCAGATGGCATCCTTAAATGGCAGAAAGCAATTGCTGGTATATCTGGATTAGCAAGAAGAGACTATGTAACAAGTATTGCATTAGACCAAGATAAGAGAATCTATATTGCTGGTCATACAGATAGTAACTCACCTGATCCTGATGATATGTGGGTTATCCAGTGTGATCTGGATGGTGACCTTGTAGAGAAGCGTAAGATTGCATCTGCTGATGATTCAGAAATGATGAATCAGATTAAGTGGATATCTGATGATAGATTCTTCTTTGTTGGTGTTAACGATCAGAATGATGATTGTATTTTCGGTGTATTCTTCTATGATGGTGCAAACATCGAGATTGAATATATCAGACAGGTACCTACTGCTGGTGGATATGTAAGAAACCCAGAGTTTGCTATTGATGAGTATAATGATGTTATCCTAATCTGGGATGTATATAACGGTGCTACAAGTAAGTTTGAGAAAGTCCAAGTCAATAAGTTTGCATTAGCAAATGCAAATAGCAATTGGGAATGGAGTAAGACCCTTACCATCTCTGGTAGTATTGATGGTATCAATCATGCTGGTGTTAATGTAGATGTCTTTGGTAATTACAGTATCGTAACTGATGTCCAAGAATCAGAGAATCAAAGATATGCTGTAGTCCATTATATCAAGTATGATGGTAATATAATCAAAGAAACTAAGATTGATGATATTAATAGTGTAGGTATTCATGCCAAATCTCACACTCTTGATAGTTCTGGAGACTGCATCCTTGTAGTAGATCGTAGACAATCAGATCAACTGGCATCATATCGTTTCAATAACGATTCTGATATTGATGAGGATACTACTAAGCAAAGTCTAGTAACTCCAGTATTCCAGTCTCCTGGAAATGCATCAATTGATACTGCTATTAAGAAGTTTGGTAATGCATCACTTAAGTTAAGTGCTCCAAATGCTGTTAAATTCCCTGGTTATGCTTTACAGACTAAAGAATGGAGTTTCCAAGCTTGGATGTCTGTCGCTAGTGCACACCATGCTGTTAATACAAAACCAGTACTATTTGATGTAACCCCTATAGCTGGTGATTCTATTCAGGTAGAATTGGACGGAGATGCTACCAGTGGCAATCATGAGAAGGTAGTATTGTATATTAACTCAACAGAGGTAGCTACTTCTGCTACTGCTGTTAACTGGACACTATTCGGATCTCAAGCTTGGGTACATGTAACCTTCCAAAAGAGAGAAGAGTCTCTAGGACTCTATCAGTATGAGGTATTCTTAAATGGTACTCTTGTAGTTAACTATCAATCTACTTCTGACATAAGTGTCCAAGATGTAAGTATTGGTAAATATTCTGGTCCTGTTACAGGTAACTCTTTAGTTGGTTGGGTTGATGATCTTGTAATTGATGATGTAGCACCATATTCATCTTCTTACACAAACCCAACTACTGAGATTCCTATCACAACATCTATCTCAGATTCTGCACTAATCAAGTTTGATAGACTGCATGATAAGAGAGATGCATATACTCTTACAGGGTTAACTAAGTATAGCAATATCACATTCTCTGATGTTGAGCTTGCTACTACTTGGACTACTTTAAGTGTTGCTGCATTAACTAACTGGACTGTTGGTGCTGGTGGTCTACAGATCTTGGATATGTCCCAGACTGTTTCTACTTTGAATCCTGGCACTTATACATTCACTACTGCTAAGACTGAGTATGCTACTAAGACTTCTACAGTCCCATCACCATTAGGTAAGAAACTTAAGATCTCTGCTGATGTGATCAGTAAGTTCTATATGCGTGATGCATTATATCAGAAGATTGATAACGTTAAGGAATTTACATTCACACAAGATGTTAAGTTAACTAAGCATTCCATACTTCAGCAATTTAACGATAATGATGTTGTTACTGCATATGGTACTATCGTAGATGTCCCTAATGCTGACTCTTTAACAAACCCTGGAATGGGCAATAAGTATAAAGTTGGTAAGGTATTTGGTACATTCAATAATACAGATAGGTATAAGACTGATGTTGGTGATGTAAACCAGATTGCTGGTACATACTTCTCAGTTGAAGAACCTGAGATCCCTTGGGAAGCAGGTGTAGCAGTTACAACTGGTGATAAGAAATACTACGATAAGAAGATATATGAATCACAAGGTACAGGTACTACAGGTAGTATTCCACCAACACATACTGGTGGTGTAGTTAGTGATGGCACTATAAATTGGGCGTTTGTTGATGATGCTGGTAAGTTTACAGTTGATTTAACTCAGCATCCATATCCAATGCCTCAGTATCTTGATAATGATATGCCTGAGTGGGATAATGGAAAGTTATATGTTGTAGGTCAGAAAGTATGGCATAAGTTGAATGTATATGTTGTAGGTGCAGGTGGTGCTGGTGTATCTGGCACAACTCCTCCAACACATACTACTGGTGCTGTATCAGATGGTGGTGTTACTTGGACACATGAATCCACTTCCACTCCAATAAGTCAGTTTGCTAGGACACTTCCATACGACCTAGGTAATAACTATACAGTACAGATTGTAGAGATTCAACCTGGTTCACTATACATTCCAGAAGACGTTGTTTCAGTTACTGGTAGTAATATAACTGAAGCAGCAGATCAGAAGAGTGTAGTTGTCTCTGGATTTGCATCAGTTAAGAAGATTCGTGTTACTGTCCGTCTTGAAAAGGATGTCCTTAGGTCTGGTGAAGTAAGGACTAATCTTGTATATGCAACTTCTAATACTGCTCATCAATTTAAGGCAGCAGAGATCCTTTATTCTGAAGGATTCCAAGGAGTCCAATTCAATGGATCATTCTTTGTTGATCAAGTTATAGGATCTAGAGAATTTACATTTGGTATTAGAGATACTGCTGTAAGTGATCCTACATTTAATGGTAATGCTATTGCTAATGTTAACATCTATGCGAAGCATCCAACTCTAGAGTTTACTAGAAATCATCAGTATGTCTTCGACTTATCTGATACATCTAACTTAGGTTACTACCTATCATTCTCTCAGGACAACCAGTATAAGCTAGAATACTCATTTAATAATATTACAAGATCTGGCACACCAGGTATTCCTCTTGGTGGTGGTGCATATCCATTTGTTAAATTCTCAGTATTAGGTGAAGTTACTAACATCTCATACTACTTTGACCCTTCGAGAACAGGAGCAACGTCACCTGTGGGAGAAAATTCTTTTATTGACGTTATCACAACTCCATTCCAAGG